TGTAGTTCCTCCAGTGATGCCAGTATAAGATATTTCTTCATTTCCAACTTGAACAAAATTTGTTCCTGAACTTGGAAACTGAGATGCGTCTGCTAAAACAATTGATGTTCCAGATCCACCTGTTCCTGCTGTATCATCTAACAGTGCTCCATTTAAAGTTGTTGTTACTGCAGATGATGCTTCTCCACCCCAAGATCCAAGACCCCAACCAAATCCTTTTTCTTGAACGGCAGATCCAACAGGAAAATAATGTCTAACTCTAATACCACCAGATGTAGTTGCACCAGACCCTGTTTCATTTGATGGCATAGTAATTGTTAACGTTTTTGTTGTGGGAACAGAGGTTACCATAAATTTTTTATCATCAAAATCTGATGCTGAAAAATTAGACCCTGTAATTGTAGTAAAATTATCTAATAAAATAATATCTTGTGGATTAATACCATGACTTGTTGAAAAAGTTATTGTAACAACAGCTGATCCGTTGGTCGTGCTAAATGCACTTGTGAGCGTTGTTGTAGTTTTTATAGGATGTATGTCATAAAATACACCTCCAGAAAAAGCGTATAGTATTCTATTTGTTCCAATAATTGCATATCTTCTACCTAAACTGTTAATAAAATGATGAAGACCACGTCCAGCTCCTGTGAGTTCATTTTCATTAACATTGCCTAATTGATTCCATCCTCCTATTTTTTCAGGAGATCCGTATCTAAATCTAACATTATCGCAGTCTACCCATTGTCCCTCTGCTGTGGTTTCTGAGATTTGTTTATTTATACCTGGCTGAAATCCTATCTTTTGTAGCATAATGAATAACTATATCAAATTTACGTGAAATTAATACACCAAAAGTGTGAGTGATTTATATACTATTTCTTTTTAATAGTAAACTTTGCGCCTCTAAAATCAACAGGTAGTCCTAACATGGGTCTTCTATCTAGATAATTTTCTTTAGCCATTTTAGATCCTTTTTTATTATAGTGTAAAAAAACTTGACCACATGCTTGACCTTTAAATTCTTCTCTCCAATGTTCTAAATCACATCCAGAATAAATTAACATATCCCCTTGTTCAAGGTTTACCCTGATACCAGCTCTGCCTTTATTACCTGTTGGGTCTAAATATATAGGCCAAGAGTCACCACCTAGATTTAAAGTGGTTGATATTTCACAAGAAAATCTATCTTTGTGTCGGTGGAGAACATCCCCATTTTTATATATTCTAGCGTAGGAATAAGTTTCTGATAATTTTAAACCTGTATTTTTTTCCATTATTGGTTTTACATGTTGTAGTAAAGTCTCCATAGCTATATCACTATATATAGAATAAGTGTTTGGAACTTGCTCATCATTCCATGTTCCCCAGTATTCAGTAAAAGGAGAAATAAATTTGTGGTGAAACAAAACTTTAGCAACATCTCTTTTATTTAAAAAATATTTATAAATAAAACCACATAACTCTTTTGAAATTACATTTTTTAAAACAGCATATTTATTTTTTTTGAATGACATTATTTTCTCCTTTGTGTTGTAAAACTGATTTTGGAAAAGCTTTGCAGTTCCAATGTATAAACCTGAATGGTTCATAACCTAAATCAACTATAAATTGATGTGGCATGTAAGACGGGAAAAAAATCATCGCTCCAGGTTTTACTTGAAAACAAACTTGTGATGATGCGTATGATAAAACACTCTTATTTTTTTCTGGTAAAAGATTCATAACGTTTCCAGGTCTAGGGTCATCAAAAACAGGCATAGATGTTATTTCACTAGCTTTTAAAAAATAAAAACCAGATATGTGTCCATTCCAATGAGTGTGTAAAGCATGATTACCACCACCTTGTTTTGCAAACTCCTGCACCCACAATTCAGTAATAAAAACTTCATGACCACTTAAGTCAAAACCCATTTCAATTAATAAATTATTTGAAGTTGCAATAACATAGTTTTGCAGTTGAAAAAAATTAGGATCACCTATTAAAGTTGTGGAGTGAAACACGTGGCCCATATCACCTTTATCTCCTGCTTTTTTATTTCTATCTTTTATTTTTTTTCTTGAATTTTTTTTAGATTCTTTAATATATTTATCAGATGCTTTATTTAAAGATTTAACAAAACTAGGCTCTTCCGCATGCCATATAGGGCATTTAAAATAATCTTCTCTTGTTAATTGTTTTGGAAAATTGTTTTTCATTTAAAAATAATTAAAGTTTATGTTAAATCTTGCTTTATCGTTTGTACAACTTGAACTGTTGTGAACAGTATTACCATCAAAAAATAAACCTCTATTTTCTATAGATGAGTATTTTTTATTTTTAATTTTAGTAAAACCATCACAGGTATTTAAAGAAAGTAAAAAAGCTTTATGTTTAAAAGGATAATCTATGTGAGAGTCATGCTCCACTATTTTATCTGTTCTAGTATATAAATTTAATTTAATTCTTATCAAAGATTTTACTTTCAATTTTTTTAAAATAGGAATCATTTTTTCAAATAAATCACTATTTGGTTTGTGATTATCATATATTATATGTGTAAAATAAAAATCTTCTCTTGACTCATCTGTATGTGCAACATCTTTATTGTAATAAAAAGCAATAGATTGTTGATCCACTATTTTTTCTTTTAACGGAGCAAATAAATCTTCACTTAAAAAATTTTCTTTTATACTTATCATTTAAAAGGTTTTCCTAAATTCCATATTACTAAACTATACCTAGAGCCTTTTTTAACAGGACATACTCTGTGCCAAACAAAAGATGGAAAAACAACCAAAGAACCTTTTGGTAATATTTCTTTACATTTTTTAATATTAGGTTTTTGATTAACGTGCACGTCTTTAAAATCAAACTCTAACTCACCGCCTTTATAATCTTTTGGATCAGACAAAGAGACTGTTACTGATAACTTTCTAATTTTACCGTGTGACGGATCATTTTGATCGTCTCTTTGATAAGGTGCATGAAAACTATCACAGTGCCAATCATAGTATTGTCCTTTTCCATATTTAGTAAACTGACAAGCTTCTGACCAATCCCATTCAAAATTCCAACCAGCATTTTCATTTGCTCTATGAACATAAGGATGAATTTCTCTGTATATCCATTTATCATACAACCAAACAATGTTTGAATTTCTTTCTCTTTTTAAATCTAAAATATCATTATCGTTTAATTTTTTGTTACCAAATCTACCTGTTACACCTATTTGATCTTTAATAGAATTAGCATACCTAACTATATCATCACAAACTTTAGGAGGGATTACCGATTGAAAATACCAATAATGATTTTGTAGGTTCATATATCTTTATGCTTAAATTTATAGCATATTGATTTTATAAGTCAAAGATATATTAAGAAGAAACCCAATCAGTCCCGTTCCAATTGAAAATAGTTGGGGATTCTGATGTGTCTGTGTCTTTTGTTGATTGCCAACCTTTTGTATTATCTGATTGATAAAGACTTTCATTCCAAGATATATCATACCTAACTTTTCTTGGACTTCCAATACTTGAACCTTCCGGAATATCATCTCCCTCTACATAAGTATCAGAAGGATGATCAAACATTTCTACAGATGGATAAGTTATTGGCGCCTCCCAATCATGATTTACATTTAATGTCCACGAAGCATAGGGTTGTGGATTAATAAAAGCATCTCTTGATTCATCGTATGTGGCACCGGGTCCAGTATATCTTTTTCTAAAAGAATCAGTTATTGAACACTCTTTCCACGTCCCACCTTTAAAAAAATTAACACACCAAGTTTCACCATCAACGTGCATAGGGTTTTCTCCTAAAGGGCCTGCTGCCGTTGGTATGTCATCTCCAACAACAACCACTCTTTGTACTACCCAAAGTTGATTAGATGTAAAACCTGATGGGTCTGTTTGTAATTTTATTTCTGCAAAGTGTGCCATAATTAAGCTATTGTTAAAACTCCTGTTACTGTAAATCTTGCAACTTTATCGTTTGCAGGTCCAACACAAGCTGAAACCGTGTTAGTTCCAGGTGAAACTGATACGCAAGCATCGCCAGGTAATCTAACAATAACCACTCCTGGTCCACCAGGTGAGCCTTTGGCTTGTGAAGATGGAGCTCCAACAGTCCCGCCAGACCCTCCGCCTCCGCCGCCCGTCCCCGGCGTTCCACCATTTCCTCCTGGGTTTGATGCGTTTTCTGCGCTTCCACCATTTCCGTTTCCGCCTCTAGATCCCCCTCCTGCACCAGCGTCCCCCGCTTGTCCATTAGGTCCTTGTGGCCCTGATCCGCCGCCACTTCCTCCTCCAGCGTAAGTTACGTCTGATCCTGTAATTGTATTAGGAGCCCCGTCTCCTCCGTCTCCGCCGCTATTTCCTGATCCAGCCGATCCCGATTGAGTGGCCCCCCCGCCACCTCCAGATCCCCCGGTCGGACTATTTTGACCTGGTCCACCATTATTTCCTTGTGGTGGAGTTGTAGGTGGTGTGTTTCCTAATCCTCTACATGATGTTGATCTATTGTGTGCAGCTCCTCCTCCAGATCCCCCATTTGCTCCTTCGTCAACTGCTCGGCCTCCTCCTGTAGAAGTAATACTAGAAAAAACTGAGTCTGATCCGTTTTGAGTGCTTTGGCTGTTTGGGTCTGCTCCATTTCCTCCTGCACCAACTGTAACACAAAAACATCCAATATCTAAATCTAAAGCAGATCCTTGTAAAGGAGATGGTCCAAAACCAGATGCTCTATAACCCCCAGCTCCTCCGCCAGCTCCCGATTGGTGAGTGTGTGATCCGCCACCACCTCCCGCTACTACTAAATAGTTAGCAGCAAAAGGACCTCTAGCTCCGCCTCCAGTTCCAAATCCTAAAATTTGATAACCAAAACCTTTTCTTCTTTTTGATTTATTTTTTTTTGAACTTTTACCTGAAACATTAGAAATGTTTAGTTTATGGTCTCTCATATTCTACTCCTTATGCGTCGTTAGCAGCACTAGTAGTAAAGAATAATTTAATTCCAAGTAGTCTCGCATCTGCGTTTAAATCGTCTGCTGAAACATCCCTTGACACTTGAAAGAAAACGTATTCATCTGCACCAGGTGATCCTGCTATTGTTACTGCTCCACTTTCAGCTGCAACATCTAAATCATTTGACGTTCCACTATGCGCTTTTGCCGTTGCAACAACTTGTGTTCCAAAAGCTGTGTTTAAGTCTCCGTTATCAGCTAAAGCCACAGCAGATAATCCCCACGCAGTGGTTCCTGTGTTTGTTGATGTAGCTGTAAAGAAAGCTTGAAAAGTAACTGTTCCTGCGTTCCATGATTTAGGGAATGCAACAGCAAACTGTGCAAACTCATCAGTATCTTTGTCAAAATCTAAAACTTTTAATTCTGGTCCATTTGATAATTCTACTTGTGCAGTGGCTGCACCGTTTGTAGTGTTAGGGTACATAGCAACTGCTGGAACCCATATAGTTTCTTTTCCTGCAATTTTAATTGCACCAGTAGCATCTGCAGCGTCAACTGCTTTAGCTTGTCCAGTTCCATTAGGAGCAATAGTTATATCTCCGTCAGCCGCATCCGTTATAGTAATTGTACCTGAATCTGTTCCACTGTTTGTGCTTAAAACTAAATCTGCTGCTCCACCTGTTGTTACTGTAAGTGTGCCTGCACCATTTGATGTTAAAGTGGCTGCTGCTCCTGAGTCTCCAACTTTTACTGTGTCACCAGCTAGAACTACATCTCCAGTTCCTTTTGGAGTGATATTAATATCTATGTTTGAATCATCACCTGTAGATGAAATAGTTGGTCCAGCACCTGTTGCTGCGTTTGCTATTGTAAATTCGTTAACAGCTGAACTTGTAGCTGTAAGTAAAGCTAATTCATTTCCATTCGTATCTAAAATAGAAGTTCCAATTTTAGGTGAAGTTAGTGTTTTGTTTGTTAAAGTTTGTGTTCCTGTGGTTGTAACATTACCAGATGGTAAAGTATCAATGTCAGGGTTAGTTCCATCGTTAGCAGTAGCAAATACTATAGCATCTCCTTTATCTCCCGCTGCAAAAGTAAATGAATCACCTGAACCAGATGCATATTTAAATTGTACTGTGTGTGAACCAGAAGTTGAGTTTCTTAAAAAATAAAATGTTTGAACGTCTATTGGGATTGTTACAATCTGATTACCTGTAATTGTACCTGTAAACTCAATATATCTGTGAGCTGCTGTATCACCAGTGCCAGAGTCATCGATACTTAATGCTGTAGTTTGTGCACCACCAGCGATTGATTGTGTGGTGTAACCACCTGATATTTGTTCTAATAATTGTAAATTTACGTTTGTTTTGTTTCCCCATGTACCGGCGTTTTCACCAGTTGCTTGAAGTTC